AGCCGCAAGCGGTCCGCACGTTTGCGGATTGTTGCAATGATGGTTCGCACGCGTTCGGCAGGCATCCCGCAGACTACACGCTGTTTCATATCGGTGCATTCGACACCGATGCGGGAGTTTTGTTGCCGTTGGAGAAGATCGAAGCATTGCGTAACGGTTTGACGTTGGTGGACCGTGCCGCAGATGATCGCCAGTTATCGTTGGTTGCTAAGGAGGCACAGTCATGAGAAGCGTAATGACGCACACGTTTAGCCAGGTCCCGCGGGCAGAAATTCCGCGGAGTTCGTTTGATCGTAGTCACGGATACAAAACGACGTTTGACGCGGGCCGGTTGGTTCCGATTTTCGTAGACGAGGCTTTGCCCGGTGATA